TAACTAACAAGTTATTAGAGGTACCTAAATGGCTACAATGGATCAATAAAGCAAAGCATGTTAAGTATGTGTTAATAGATGACTACACTCACTTCTTTAATGCCAGAATAATGTCTCCAGACTTTCTGGCACAGAATAACGGTAATGCTGCATTTCAGAAATGGAACGTGTTTGGAGCAGATGTATTTAACTCAGTATTCGGAGAACTTCCAAATTTGAGGGATGACTTAGTCATTGTAATTAGTCACCATGTATCTCTTAATGAGATGGGTAAATACACATTCAAATCTTCAGGTAAACTGTTGGAGAATACTATTGATCCTGTATCTTATTTTACCTATGTATTTCATTCTCGCATTATCAAAACAGATGCAGGAATGGCATATAAGTTTCAAACCAATGACGATACAACATACGAATGTAAGACACCTATGGGGTCGTTTCCAGATTTTCTTGTAGACAATGATCTATATCCAATCATAAAACGCATCAACGAGTACGATCAAGGACTTTAATTAATCAATTTTAAAATTTATTTATATGGCAACTTATTTAGGAGTAGGCATTCATGAGAATGTAGTATTAGGAAAAAGTACAGGAATTAATGATAAAGGCTCTTTAGTTATAGAGCTGGAAACTATAGTAGATGATACTAAATTGTTTGCAGCGTTTGACGATGGGGCAAGTGTAGAACAATCAGCACAGTCTGTTATTATGTGGCCAGTAAACATGACTACATGGGATGGTAAGCCCAAGTCTGCTACCCAGATTGGGCAGGACCTCAATAACTATAAGAACACTCTTGTAGATATACTAGAGGTGTTTATGACTACAGATTTAGCTAAGGAAGCTATTAATGCAAGTGTTATGTTTGCTGGTTTAGGTGTTACACCTGAGAATCAAGCCACTCTACCAACTCGTTTGTTGAATGAGGACTTTGTCAAAGGTGTGTACAAAAACATCAGTTATGCATTTATCACTGCGGCTAAGCCTTTCATGGGAGAAACTGAGTTTCGTGTCAAGCTTCGTAGAACAAGCAAATCTAATCACTTTGCTTCCATACCAAAAAAAGGTAAGTTCAAAGAGTCTTGGATTGAGCCTATGACTGTTCCTTTGGCTGCTGCTAGCATCAAATGGAGCACGTATGAGATCAAAGAAGGTCTTAACCACGGAGTTAAAGTAGAAGCAGACACATCCTCGGAATCTGCCAATGCTAAGGTTGGAGCTATGTTTGACTTACCTCCAGCCCCAACTCAAGAAGGAACAGTAGAATCAGCTCCAGCAGCTAATACTAATCCATTCAATCAATCACCTGTTACTCCTGAGCAAGCATTCCCACCAAAACCATAATACTGATAAGATATGACGGATATACTTGAAAAATTTGTTGGTAGTACAGAGCTTACGATTCAAAACGTAAGAGATCTGGTAGATGACTATTCACTTATATCTCATTATCTTGGACAGGAATTAGAGCTACACACAAAGTATAGCTCACCCCTGAGAGAGGGGGATGAGAACCCCTCTTTCTCCATATTTTTTGGATACGGAGGCAAAGATACAAGTAAATTATTTTTTAAAGATCAAGCTGGAATAGGTCAAGGAGATGTATATCATTTCCTATTGCTCTATCTAAATGCCGTATCATATCAGGAGCTTCTTGAGCAGATAAATTATGACCTACAACTGGGTCTAAACTGCAACGAAGTGAATAAGAATCTTAAGCCTACTATAATTAAAAAAATTCCAGTTGTACGAGAGAGACCAGTGTTAAAAACTGTGTCGCAGCCGTATACAAAGAGATTTTTAGATTACTGGATAGGCAAATATGAAATTAGTGTTCCTTCGCTAAAGTTCTATGATGTAAGAGATGTCAGAGATATTCATTACATCTATTCTGAGAAGACTAGCATAGTAGTTCCAAGGACTCTCGCTATTGGGTATCCTATAGGAGCGTATAGTAAAATCTATATGCCTTTTGAAACCAAAGAGAATAAGTTTAGAAATAACTATCCTTATAACTATGTTGAAGGTCATATTCAAATTGATTGGACAAGGAATGATTTACTTGTCATTTCTAAATCGTCTAAAGAAAATATTTTCTTTAGAAATCATTGGGATATTCAAGCTGTTTCAGGAAAAAGTGAATCAACGTATATACCAGAGCATATCATGCATCAATACCTCAAGCACTTCCGCAGAGTAGTGCTATGGCTTGATCCAGATGAAGCAGGTGTACGTTCTATGGCTAATTATAAGAACTTGTATCCTGAGTTAGAAGTAATTATCTTTGTAAATGGAATAATTGAAAAAGATCCTACAGATATATTTGAAGTACATAGGAAGAAATACACCTCTGACTTAGTATCTCACATGCTGAAAGTATCTTTGTAAAAACAGTTTTTAACTAAATTAATAACTATGAAGTATGGTATATTTTATCTTCTGTTCTTTGTTTTTTCTATCACTGCATTAAGTAATCCTAAAATGGATGCTTACTACGATAAACTCTATGCAGAAGAACAACTGGAAACTTTAAACACACAGAATAAAGAGTTCAAAGAAGCTTTGGGACATAGAGAATCAAGCATGCGTCCTGAGATCATAAACGGCATTGGAGCCATGGGTATTTGGCAGTTTATGCCTTACACCTTAAAAGACCTAGGCTTAGGCCACATAACACCTAATAAGTTTAGGCTACAGCCAGATATCTTTCCTGTCGAACTTCAGGAGTATGCATTGGATTTAAAAATAGAGAGAGACTTGAAATTACTAACACATCAATGGTGGAGATTAGATAACAGTGTTAATTACATTGATAAGTATGTAGGTAAAGAGTTTTATGGAGTGAAGATATCACTCGCAGGTATTATAGCTGCATCGCACATCGCAGGAGCAGGAGGAGTGATAAAGTTTTTTGATTCCGCAGGATTTTATAATCCTCAAGATGTAAACAACACATCACTACTACATTATCTGAGAGAGTTTTCTGAATATGGGTACCATCACAGAAATATAGTAAAATTAAAAAATGAAATTAAATGGTTGGAGAATTATCTAAATTTATCGGAAGGTATAACCCTTTCATCAAAAGAATCAAAGTTGTCTTTAAGGGTGCTCAGTTCGAAAGACATGGTAACTGTATTGACATTAAACAACCGAGTAACTATACACCTAAGAGAGGTAAAGACATTGTTGGCATACCCCTTGGATTTAAAGCACAGTTACCCAAGTATTACAGAGGGGTTCTATCACTCAGGAGTTCTTCTCCATTTAGGTATTACATTAGTATGCCCAATGGCCATGGAGAGATTGAGTGGGATTACGCAGAAGAGTGGAGGGGAATTGTGGAGTTACACGAGAGAACGCCCACAATTAAGAAAGGATATCGAGTATTTCAATTCCATATTGAGCCCTTATGGGATGCTCCATGGTACGTTAAAATTACCGACATCTTTTCAGTATTTAGGATTGAAGAGGTTGAGAAATTACTCACAACTCGGGGTGGGGTAGGACACACAGGAAATTAGTATTAACCAATAAAAAAGATTATATGAATTTAACTGAAATCGTAATTGAACTCGTAGAGGTTATCTCCAGTGAATTGGAAGCCTTTAATCTTGAAACTGAGAAAGCGCTTAACAGCAATAAAGCTGCTGCTGAGAGAGCACGGAAGATCAGTCTTAACCTTCTTAAGAAGCTTAGAGCTGAGAGTATGAGTGTATAAAAACATTTTAAGTATTAAGAATTATGGCACTATTAGATACAACAACAATGTCAGGAACTGGTATTGTTAAGGAACTGGAAGAGTCAGCTTTAGGGCTGGTTCTCCAGAACCTTCAACAAGATCAATACCAATATCCTGAGAAATCTTTCATAAGAGAGATTGCCTCAAACGCAGTAGATGCTATTGAGGAGAAGAAGATGGCACGAAGTATATTGAAAGGAGAATCTATAATCTCAGATCATTATAGTGATATAGATTCAGAACTTACTAAAGATTCAAAGTTTAACCCAGATTATTACAATTTGGGTTTTTTGTCTCCACTCGACGAGATAACTATCACGTACATAAATAAAGATAGGAGCGTCAGTAATAGGGACAGGATAATTATAGAAGATACAGGTGTAGGACTGGGCCATAATCGGCTTAAAGGATTCTTTCGCCCGGCATTTTCAACTAAAAGACTTAATCGTAATGCTTTAGGTAAATGGGGAATTGGAAGTAAATCTGGATTAGCTACAGGTGTTGAATCCTATCAGATTACATCTCGTCATAACGGGAGAGAATTCCATTTTGATATTTATAACGATAGGTTCTATTCAACTGTACCCAAGTTTGACGACGAGGGTAATGCTACTGCTTTTGAAACATGGAAAGTTAAAATGTACACTGAGGATGGTGGTGTAGAAGACCAAGAGATACATATACATTACTTTGACACGGTTAAACCTAATGGTTTAATTGTACTTATGGATGTTAAAAACCCTCTTAGAAACAAAGCAAAGTACATTGACGCAGTAAAATCTCAATTAACTTATTTTAATTATGTAAGATTATTTGAGGAGTATGAAGCTGACAGCGATAGGAATTCAGAAACATTCTTTAAAACACGTATTTTATACGAGGACGAGTTTCTAGCTATACCTGAAGACAATTACCATTCTGTCCCTCACTTAATTCTTAACGGAGTTAACTATGGAAAGATAGACTTTGGAGAAGCAGAGATGGACGAAAAGATTGGTAATGTGGGCATTAAGGGAGATCCTAGTGGTATTGATGTTAATCAGTCTCGGGAGCTAATTAGATACACAGCAAAATCACGAGAGTCCTTGAAAAAGTACTTAGAGAATGCTGTTATTGTGGCCCAAGACTATATCAATGTTAACATGGAAGCGTACCAATCTGACTTCCTAAAATGGATTCTGGCCTGTCGAGACATTAAGGCCAAAAACTCTAGGGACAATGTATTCAGTAGGCTCTCTGGTTTAGCTGACCTCGACAAAGTAGAGTTCACATTCGCAGACACGGGTATAAAATTTTCGCAGTCAAACTTCAAGAAGATATTTGCAGGCTTTAGAGTTACTCGGGTGCAAGTATCTAAGTCTAAAGGTGCCTTTAAGACAACCACTACAGACATAGGATCATGGGAGTCATTCTCTCCTAGTACTGTGTACTATAGGAGCTCATCTGATTTTAGATACTCTTCTATTCTAATGGGGTATATATCAGAACAACAGGAATACAAACCGGATCTGGCGGATCAAAATGAAATCTCTCATGTGTATCTTATAACTCCAATTAAGGACTATAGTACCCTTGAGATTAAGGAGGTTTCAACAGCCACAGAAGTAAAGAAACTCTTACTTGAGTCCTCTGTAGGTATTTTAGAAGATGTAGTTGTTCCTCAGGAATATATTGATGAAGTAGCAGAGAGTCAACGGAATCTTGATAAGGAAATAGCCAAAGAAAAAGAATACTCAGCAATGTCTGAAAAAGAAATCAGAGACAGAGACGGATGTGTATTATATCATGACTTTAAAGTAGCTGATTTTGGTAACTACAGAAATAGTCCTCGAGTAATCAAAGATTTCAGAATTTCACGGACACGTAGGGAAATTTCCATTGAGGATATGAAGAATACATTCTCTAAGCAAACAACCATTTATGGTACGTTAGAGGATATTCCATTGCTGAAAACTCTTCTCCATTGGATAGATAAATACGAACGTACAGAATCCCCCTCTGTGTTCGCACTCTCATCTAAAAGATTGCAGATTATAGTAGTATCTAAAAATATAGTAAAGTATTTAGACAAACATGCCACCCACGTCAAACGTGCTTTGCAAGATGTGCAAGGTAGAAAACTATCGGTAATGAGCGCAGTAAGAAAGTATAACACAGCAAGTCAATTTAGACATGTTATAAAATCATTTGACTTCCAATTTCTTCATTTATTTGAAGAGATAGATAAGGAAGCATTTGATACATACAATATGCTTATTGATTACACACAAAGCAATGGCTTTAATAAGCCTGCCATTACAAAGGTCCCAGGAGTAGAGAGTATAGAAGAGTACATGGATAAGATCAGAGATTTTCAACTATTCTTAATAGACAACTCGGATCCAAAAGTGGTGTCAGAAAAATCTAAAGAATTGTTTAATAATCCTGACTTAAACTCTTGTGATTCTGTTGATATTGAGGTATATTCGAAGTTCAAAGCGTTAGAAAATTACGTAGAAGGCATGAAGAAAATGTTTATGTCTACATCCCAACTAATAGACAGATGGTCTGGAATAGATATTTCTTTTGATGCAGAATCATTTAGAGAGTATATCGTATTGAAAGGTATTCCAAACTTTATTGAGTTTGAAAAGTCATGGGATATTGAGTTAAAGGTAGATGAGTACAAGAAAAATCGACAGCAAGACTAACATTCACATTTTAAATTTTACAATTATGATTACAGTAAACACAGACAAAGAGACTTTCATCAGTGGAAGTTACAACGGTAAGAATTTTAGAATTCCTTTCACCGCAGAGACATTTACCGTCTTAAAGGACCTTGAATTAAGAGCCAACGACACTAATGACTTTAAAGAGTACATGGAGATTATTGAGAAGTTCAGCGAGTCTATTAAGTATGACTACAAGTCAGATGTAGCCAATGTTGTAGATAACATTGTGTATGTACTTGCCACAGACTCTTATCACATCTCAGTTGATGGACAAGTTTTAAAATCTGTAAAGATTCCTGATGTTATCATGGATCTTATTCTCGATAATGTGGAGCGTGACATTGAGTCTACTCCTATTATCAAAGCATGTATGAGATTTCTTCTCAATCCAAAACCTACTCAAGAAAGGTTTAACATGTTTGCTAACTATATTACGCAGACATTCACAGATAGTGCTGAAGTTGAGCGTCTAATGGAAGAGGAAGGTCTTGATATTAAAGTGGCTGAAGAGATAGCTACCTACTCTGATCTTCAGATAACCACTGAAGGATATCTACGTACCTCCAAGGTAGTAGATGAGATCACTGAGAAATGGTCCATTAAACACAGTGAAGATGGTAAGCCTATTCTCGATGAGTTTGATAATCCTATCAAAGAGAAGGTACCTCGATATGCCACTGCGTACGAAATCAATGAGGAAACTGGTGAGGTTACTAAGGTCACTGAGTACCCAGAATATCTGGAAGATCGTAGGTTTGAGCCCGCTATTTATACTCATGGGGATAATTTCTTCTCTGGAGGAGTTCTTGGGTACAAATATGAAATTGGTAAGTTAGCAGATCTTCCCTCGTGGAATTTTGTTGACATGAATGATGGCAACAAACATCAGAAAGGTTTACATACAGGAGGTCTTAGCTACATTAAAGGTTATTACAGAGAAGGACGCAATGAGATCTTAGATGTATTCGTATGTCCGTCTCAGATTGCTAAATTCACAGACGAAGGTCTTGGAGAAATGACCTGCAAAGGGTTCTATATTTACGGGGCTTCTCGTATGAAAGGAAACCTTCGTAGTATCTACCACACCAGTTCCTATACTACTCTTCTTAAAGGAGAACTTGAGGAACAGTTGGTGGAGATTGCAGCTGCTCTTGATGTTGAATTACAAGAAAAAATAGATGAAAGTGCAGTTAGGTACTCGTTGATTGACTCAGTGAAGTAAAATATAAGTTTATATGTTGAAGGGAAGAGCTTAGGTTCTTCCCTTTTTTTTTTATTTTATTTTAAATAATATGGGAAGTTCAAGAAATAGAGTGGCTGGCCATAACTGGGAGAGAGTTTGTGCCCAGAAGTGGAGAAGTATGGGATATTTAGGAGTGTTAACATCTCGAGAGTGTAGTAGATTACGAGATTCTCAAAAAGTTGATTTATCTAATGCAGATGAGGATGTAGATGGGAGACTCCCGTACAATATACAATGTAAGACATTGTCATCCTCAGCACCATACTCAAAGCTATTGAGAGAATTAGAAGAAAATAATAAGGGCCCTCAAATAAATGTCGTAGTTCATAAGATGACTAAGAAATCTGGGGTTAAGTTTATGACTGTCGGTGAGTATGCAATTCTAAATCTGACTGACTTCTACCGTATGGCAGAAAAGATTTTACATTATGAAACAGCTCTTACTGAGTCCGGTGCTAGTAACGATTTTATGAATGATACAATAAACAAGAAACTATGAAAATAAACTTGTTGGATGCTGATAGCATTATACACATAGTAGCATATCATTATGCTGCTCCCCAATCCTTTAAAGACCTACTGGTAGATGATTCACCAGAGGAACAAGAAAAAATACTTATGGAGTTCTACAATAATAGTTCTCCAGTACCAGTGATAGAACATGTAGACTCTTTCTTGAGAAGCATATTTGCTGCTACAGGATCTACACATTACCATGGGTTTCTTGGACATAGGGCTGGATCTGGTACATTTAGACATGCGCTCGGAGTCACTAAACCATACAAAGGAAATAGGAAGTTCTCACCTCATTGGACTAAGTTTTGGAAACCCATAATCATAGAGCATATGGTTACTAAATGGGGATTTATAGAACTATCTAATATAGAGGCTGATGATGCCTGTGCAATATTTGCTGCCCATTATCGTAAGTTAGGTATTCAGTATATAGTCTCATCTCCAGATAAAGACCTACGTCAAATTGAAGGAGATCATTATGATTACAAAAAGTTGGAATCTGAGCATATCAATCGTAAAGAAAGCTTAATTAATTTGTACTCCCAGGTCTTGATAGGTGACTCAACAGACAATATAGGGGGTTGTCCCAAGGTTGGTACTAAATCACCTTTGTTAAATAACCTTAAAGACTTTGAGACTAGGGAAGAAATGTATTCCTTTGTGCAGAAAGTGTATAAGGATAAAAATGCTTCAGATATATTAGAAGAGCAGATATCTTTAGTGTATATGTTGGAAGAGCCTGATGGTATTGATATCATAAAGTTTCCATTACCAATACCTTACTCAAAAGAAGGAGAAGCTCCAATAGAAATAACTCAGGAAGACAAGATTATTCTCCCACCAGTTCAATCATTTAAACAATAAACTATGGATGATTTAGATTATGGTAACACACATAACATTGTCACCTACTATATCTTACCTCTCCTAAAATTTAATTACAAAACATTTGGTCATTACTATATGACAACCGAGTTATTCCCAAGCCTGGACGGCATTAAATTAAAGCTTATGTCTGGTTGCAGAGAGGAGTTTTGGAAGCATGATAATTACGAAGTGGATTACTCTGTAGAAAATGAAACTCATGCAATATTTAGTATACCTAGGGAGTTTAAGGATGATGTTGTTCTAATCAGTCAAGGAAAGTATTCCAAGATTAGTGATAGAGCAAAGTTAATGATTAAAAACCACTCTGGGTTAATGTATAAATCAAAGATTGATAATGTTATAGTTTCAGATAAATTATTAATGGTGTTGGATAAAGATCCTATCCTTAAACAGTGGATTGAAAAAGAAGCTAAGGTTAGGGTAGGCAAAGAAGTAGAACTATATTATTTACCAGAAACAGAAAATATATATGTTAGAGATGAATGAACTTGAAAAAATGGCATTTAAAATATATGCCGAGTTAGTTGTAAACAAAGAATTTATACCTGAGATAATTGATGAGGACGTAGTCCTAAGTGATGTAGGAGATTATGTACAAGGACTTTCAGGACATTACAATTTTAAGGATTTTAATCATATGTTTGGTCTGGATAAAACACCGAAGCCAAAAACCTATATGGTAATCACAACTTTTAGGCAAAGGCTTGTAAGATCTGCGTTCGATATGGCCAGAGATTTTCTAATTTATAGTGTCAAATACAATAAATAAATATGAATAAATTCACAAGAGAAGAAGTAATTGCTTCAGCTCTTGTGTATTTTAAAGGAGATTCCCTTGCGGCTAACGTATGGGCGGATAAGTATGCACTGAA